TCCAAAGCCATAAAATCCTAGTCCTGGCAGAAATTTAAAATGGACAAAATATTGGATCTTATTTTTCTTTAGATCATTGGGCGCATAGTTTCTCCGTATAGAGAGAACTAATCGGCTACCTTCTTCGACTGTTACGATATAAGGTAATTTTATTCCTGTTGGTTCATTGTTTGCACCAACTTCTTCAAAACCTTCTAAGTCTAAATTTACATGACACTCTAACAAAGTGTACATTGTTTCTTGTTTACCAACTTTTTTAGTTCCGTCTAATTCTTTTTCTTTTTTCTCAACAGAATTTTGTTCTACAGTTGAGGGAGGAGATAAATCTACATCTCTGTAAAAACCATTAACTTGTTGTTTACGTAATTCATTCTCTGACATTTTAATTACGTGTATTATTGATTCGGCGTCATCTAAACTTGTTGCTGTATATGGTACTACTAATTCATCTGCAGGCACAAACTTTGATACGACTCTGCCCATGGGCACATCGTAATAAATTTTTTTAAACGTAGAACCTGCAAGTGGTAAATGAAATAACATTGAGTCAAACTCTGCTTCATACTCTTGCATCTCATCCATAATTAAATAATTCATGTAATCTTTTACACGAGTTGCTTGTTGTTCTGTTTGAGGATTTTTAACACCTATAACTTGTGTTCTAACTGGTCCACTAGCTGGCAATAATTCTTTGTATGCTTGCGCTTGAAATTGTGTAACTGCTTCTGCTAACACTGGGTGTGTAGCACCACTAGCTCCTTGAAATGGTTCTGTTCTATTTTCATATTTAAAACCAAGTAAATCTAATCCAGTTGTGTAAGACTGTTCCCAATCTTTTCTTGAAGCTTTATAATCCATATAGTTTTGCACCATGTCACCACCAACTGGCGCTAAAACATCGTCAGGTAAAAGTTCTGCTAAGTTATCAAAATGATTTTCTGTGCCAGGTATATTTACAGCACCTGGTTCATAATCGATTGTCGCCCCACCATCTTCTTCTGGTATGACTTCTATTGGTCCTTTTGGATCTTGTCCTTCTTGTTCCTGAACAGCTATTTCTTGTACTTCCGCATCTGACGGAATCTCTTCTTTGTTTCTAGTGTTCGGGAGTCCTTTGTCTATTTCTGCCATTTAATACTCCTATATATTCTTAACACGGTTTTTTAAAGACTGCAACCCTTGTGAGTCAGGGTTCATTGATACTGTTTGTGGGCCTTCATCTATACCAGCTAATTTAGCAATACCACCACCCGCTAGACCAAATGGATACATAAATTGATTTTCTTGAGAAAAAGTTACAGCTGGATTATCCACAGCTCTTAAATTTAACAAGTCTTCTTGTCTGCCCTCTTCATATTTAGGAAACACTTTACCCATAAACACTGGTCCTTTAGATTCTAGTTTTTGTATTTCTGCAGCTCTTATTGCATCTGCAAGGTTTTGTTTGTTTGCAAAAAACTCACCAGTAGCCATTTCACTTAAAATATCTTCCTCCATGCCACTGCCCCTATATTGTTGTGTTAGATCAAATAGATTTTTTCTTTCGTCCTCTAAAGATTTTCGAGTTCTCATGGCTGTATCTGATTGTAACATCTCATCATCAGGAGACATAAACGTATCTTTCGGTTGTAAGTTTTGAAATTTAACTTGATCTGCTAGATCTTCAGTTTTTAAATTTTGTTTTAAAATACTATTTAGTTTATTTGTTTGATCTAAAACTTTTTGTATGCCTAAAAGTTTTTCATCTGTCATACCTTCTAGTGTACCAAATCTTTTTATTAGTTCTTTGTCTGGATCTATTTTTGTTTTTTCTCCAAGTGCATAATTAAATAAACTATCCCCTATGGTTTCTTTAAAAGTTTTACCTGTCGTTAACATATCATAACCAACAATACCTGCCTCAGCTGCAACAGTAAATGCTACCGCAGCAGGGCCAAACAGACCACTCAACGTAAAGGCACTACCAAGAGATCTACCTGCTCTTAAAATTTGTTTTGCAAGAATTCCTTCTTGATTACCAAGTTTTACACCTCCCTTAATTACTTTCTCTAATCTGTTTCTACCGCTTATCGCACAATCTGCTAGATTTGCAGGTCCGGTCGCATAACCTATTCTACCACCTTTGTTAAAGTTTGCTCTACATTTAGGGTTAGCAGAAAAAGATGCTAAAAGTTTTTCAATTTTAATTTTGTTTTTTGGATCTACAAATTCTTTTACTGTCATTGCTTTTTTAGGCATCTCAACTGTGTATCCTGCACGTTCTGCAGCTTTAACAATATCTAAACCTTGAGCGTTTAATTCTCTTAATCTTGCGGGTGAAAAGTATTTTGTTGCATCAGGATCTCTTAATCTTGGTAAGTCTACTCCGTATTTTTTTTCTAAATCTTGAGCAATTTTATTTATTTTTTTAGATTGTACAGATAACTGACTTGGATCCTTTTCTATTATTTGTCTAGCAGTGGAAAGTTTTCCTTGAAACCCTGCTAAAGCTTTTGTGTTTAAATTTCCTTCCATAACATCAACAAATTGAGAAAATTCTGCTGCTTTAGATTTAGCACTTCCCGTTACACCAGCTATTTCATTAATATTAAAACCAAAAGCATTTTTTCCCATTTTAGGATCGTATATTGGAATATTATTATCTTTTAAAATTTGTTTGGCTTGACTTTTAAATTTTGCAAAAGTTCCTTGTTTATTTCCTAACTTTGCATCAATAGTCTGCAGTGATATTTCATACAAACCTTGTCGATAAGGATTTCCAAAAGGAGATTTTTCAATTGTTTTAAACATTCTATTTGATGCTACTTTGTTTCTTTTTAAATTTTGTAGTTGAGTGTTTTTAAAATCTTGACCACCATACCATTGAGCTAATCTTGTTGTTACTTTACCAGCTGTAGTGTCTGTAATATCAAATTTTTGTTTTACATCTTTTATGTTTGGAATAATTCCATTTGCAAAATTTTTGCCATAGACTTTGTCAAACTCTATCATTAGATCTGCAATTCTATTATCTAATCTACCCGTTTTATCTGCAAGTCTTACAAAAGATTTTAAATCTGTTTTATTTGGTTTTTTAAAATAAAAAGTCTCTCCTATTTTTACAGGTTTTAAAAGTTTATCTATTTCTTGAGTAAGTAAAGTTCCACCTTCTTTTGCTTGTTTAACTCTAAAATAATCTTTTTTACTTATTGGTAGGTTTTCAAATACCTCTGTTGATTTTACATATCCTGTAGGAATTTTATCTTTTATTTCTCTAGATATATCAAATAGTTTTGATTTTTGAGTTTTAATTGCACCTAACGTTAAGGGGTCACCAGTTCTATTTACAAAATTATTTTTGTTAAAATACTCTAATAATTCTTTATTACTTTTATCCGGAAATTTTTCTACGAGTTCTATGAATTTTTCTCCAGTCAAAATTTTTTTAGGTCCTTCTTTAAACCCTATCCGTCCCCCATCAGCTTGATTTAATCTTTTATTTGCATCCTCAAACATTTCTCTGTCTAATGCAGACTGTGGTCTTTTCATCTCACTTGCTGGGATTACTTCGTCCTCGTCAAAGAGTTCCATAATCTCTAGAATTTTAATATCTTTCATTATTCTCCTAACATATAGGCGACACCACCACCTGCTCGTTTAATTTTTCTTTCAGGTATCTCTGATGCTTCTTGTATAATTTCTTTTTTAATATTTTCACTAATGACATCACCATCTCCCATCGTGCCATCCATATCAAATTCTACTTTGTACTCATCATACTCGGCACCCTCTTTTAGAATTGTTTCTGTGTCTGGATCAGCATCTTTTCTAGGCGCTCTGTATTCCATAATAGATCTATCATTTATAGTGTCAAAAGATTTTTCATCTACAGTTCCAATACCTGTTTTATCTTTTGTAATTTGCATATCACCTGTTGATATATCCTCCGTAAGTGTATAATCAGACCCATCTTTACCTTTGTAATTATATTCATTTACTCTCTCTTGAGGTTTTACTTTTGACTCCTTACCAAGAAGTTTAATTTTGTTTGCAAGATCAAAAAAATATTTTGGTGGTGCGTTAGCCACATCTTTAGCAGATTCTTTTACAACTTGTTTAGCAACTTCTTTTTTAGGCATTCCAATTAAACCAGATTTAATTGCGGTTATTAATGCTGCAAGACCACCAGCAGTTTTTAAAAATAAACGTTTGCTTGGACTACCCACTTTAAATCCTGCACGTCCACCATCTGCCATGTCTTCTGGATCTGGATCAATTCCCACACCTTTTTTAATATCTTGCATTTGTTTTAAAAGTTTTCTAATTCTTTCCATTCTTTCTTCAATACTCATTGTAATGCCAGTTATACTATCATCTTTACCATTTCCTTCTTTAAACCCTGCACGTCCACCTGTTGCATAACCTTCTGACATTGCTTGTTTGACAGCTTCACCAAACTCATAACCTTCATCCATTAATTCTCTAACTCTTTTACCTAACAAAGCTTTTTCGTTATAAACACCATTGCCTTCTTTAAATCCTGCACGCCCACCTGTTGCCAATCCTTCAATCAATGGGTCACCACGTTTTAATGTGTTAATCACATCTGTGTAACTCATGCCATAGTTATCCATGACGTATGGAATCTGACCAGACTTGCCAGAGCCTAGTATCATTTGAATATCTTTATCAGTTGCCTTACCAAATTTTTTAAAATCAGATACTAATTTTTCTACGCTGTAATCTCTATCTGGCAAACTTCTTATACCCATCTCGTCATCAAATTTTGCTTTTCTTGCAAGTGGTATTGCATCTTCACCACTTCTAACATTTATGTCTCTACGAAAAGGAAACTTTTTAGATAACATAAACTCTCTTGCAATGTCTGGATCTCTTAATACTTGATTAAAGATACCTTTAAAATCACCCTTCTTTGTAGCTTCATCTACATTTTTTTTGATAGACTTTTGTAAAATATCTTCTTCACTTTGAGTGCCACCCATAATAGATTTTTTAGTATCTAATTGTCTGCCTTCTAAATCAAATACTTTAGCTATATCTTTTTTACTTAACGTATTACCAAACTGTTTTTGAAATACCTGGTCCTCTATGTTCTTAACAAATCCTAGTGCTTGTGATAAATCTTTCTCTGATTTAATTAGATTAATATCTAACCCTATATTTTTCATTTTAGTTTCTAAAGCATTATATGCAAACTCTACAGATTTTGCAGAACCTATAGCTCCTTTTTGTTTAAAGATTTGTTTTTGCAGATATTTTCTTACAATTGGGTTCATTAATAATAATTCCTTTTACGTTGGCCGAGTTTTTCATCGACATAGTCTTCAGGGTGACCGATCAGACCGCCCTGTCTGAATCGCATGATGGCTTGTGTTGTTGAATCGACCAAGTCATCATGATCACCATAAGGAAACGCAGCGCACTCTTCGATAACGTCGTCTGCGAATTTCTGCTCAGGTGCCCATATCATACCAGATTCGAACAAAGGTGCAACCGCATTTACACGTGTATGCTTGTCGTTGCCTTTTGAGGGAGTGTAGTTAACAACGGGTATGTCCATTTGTCTAAGCTCATAAGTTAGAGGTAAACCAGATGCTTTTGCCTCGATTATAACTGTTTCAGGCTTCCAATAACTATATTGTTCTAAAGCCAATCTCCGTAGTTCAGGGAACTCGTACCTACCTTTTACTGCATCTAATAATATTAAATTAGCTGGACTATCTTCATCTGGATAAAAAATTCCCCATGTGGTGATAGCTGAGTAGTCTGCTGTTTCTTTTTTGGTAAAAGCCGTATCGTATGATTGTATCACGTGCTGTAGCTGTGGAATATTCTCATCGGTATATTTCATCCACCATTCACGTTTTAATATAGCTCCTTCTTCTGCTGTAGGGTTTTGCATCCACTGTGCATTCCATTTGCCCGTGGGCAGTGTTGCTTGTACCTTTTCTAACTCATCCAACTTCCAATACTCTGGCCATACAGGTTTAGCGTTCCGTGATCCATGGTCCATGATTGCTGGAAACTCGACCACGTGCCACTGATCAGCTTTTGGTTCTGTTTGATTTTTAATTAACATACCTGTTAAATCTTTGTTAGACCAACGTGTCATAACTAAAACTATTTTACCACCAGGTTGTAGACGTTGTCGTGGTCCTGATGTGTACCATTCGTAAGCTGATTCAAGAGCCGAGGGACTTAATGCATCTTGCTCTGAATGTGGGTCGTCTATAATTAATAAGTCAGCACCCCGACCAGTGATGGCACCGCCCACTCCAGCTGCAAAGTATTCTCCGCCTTGTGCTGTTTCCCACCTACCAGCGGCTTTGCTATCTTCTTGTAATCTTGTTTTAAAAATTTTTCCGTAGTCTTCACTATCAATTAGATTCTTTGCTTTACGTCCAAATCTTACGGCTAGTTCTCCGGTGTGGGTTGCTTGAATTATCTTGAGCCTTGGCTCACGGCCCACCATCCAAGCCGGAAGTAAGAATGAGGCAAACTCCGACTTAGTGTGTCTCGGGGGCATGTTAACTATCAGTCGTGTTATTTCGCCTGATGCCAATTTATTAAATTTATCTGCAATGTGCCTGTGGTGGGACCCCTCTATAAAATCGGGCCACATACATTTTACAAAAGATATAAAATCATCTTTGGCTTTATTCTGTATCTTTTTTTCAGCGTGCATAACCTGCAACTGTTTAAATTTTTTACGAACGTCTGCAGGTAGTTTACTTATATCTATATTATTTAATTCCATAAAAATTTTTTAAAAAATTTTTTTCGCACTTTAAAGTGTTGAATATGTTTTTACCAGGTATAACTGTCTAAATCAAGCAATACAACCTAGAGTAGTGGGACCCCTTTTACACGTAAGGGGGGATAGGGTCTAAGTTATTTACTATGTTTGGATTTGATTTGGGACCCATGGCGGTTGTCTGTGTTAACCCGCCATGGGTAAGAGAGTTAGTCTAGTAAGACCATATATGCTTTGGCATTGTGTTGTCTAAACCAATTAAGATTGGCTCGTACCTTATCCCATAGTTTAGATGCGCCTGTGCCTAGCTCTTCGTCTTCTAATGTTGCAAGAGCTTCATAATAAAATATATCATCATGCTTCTTGCATTCCTCTGGAGTTAATTCAACAGTCTCACCATTGAATCTATTTCGTCTTGTATAGTCTTTATTGTCTGTCATATCTTGGATAATATAGGATAAGTCTAACATTGTCAAGTTCTTTCTTCAATGTTCCATTGAGTATAATACCTCGATGAATCTTTGATAGGGTCCTTGATTGGTGTTTCAAGGGGCTCGCGTCTTGGGGCAATCCTAACTATTTCTTCTAAGTGTGTATTAATAAATTGATACAAACAATTTTGATTACAGAAATATTTAAATGCATGGTCTTGATTCCAATTAGTTTCTTTAATCTTAATAGTTCTTAAAACCTTATTGCCTTTACTACCTCGCACTCTTGATGTTGTGTGATTAGTATGGCACTTTGGACCATGACACCAATTATATTTAGTCATAACTTGGTAATGATAAATAGATTGACATAAAGCCACCAAAGAAAATAAGCACCGGTAAAACACCAAAGCCTCCTCTTAATGACATTGCAAATGCCATAATGCATACTGCAAATCCAATTACTATTATTAATAGTTTTCCAACTAAGTCAGCCATTAATGCCTCACTTTCCAACTGCCTGACGCAGTTCTATATCCATGTGCGTCTATATCATAATAAACATAATACGCAGTTCCATTTTTCGCAACACCATAACGAGATTTCTCGTCATGTTTGCCTTGTCTTGTTATATGTTTTTTGTGCTTGTTAGCCCAATAAGTTATATAAAATGTTTTAGTCATATGTATTTCTCTCTTTCTGGGACTATCCTATATTATAGGATAGCCCTTGTCAATAGTTAATTTATACTTTCTGCATTATTATTTTCGTATAATAACCTCGCTTTTATCTTATCAGCTCTTGATACATTCTTGTTCTTCATACCCTTAATTCTTTCTGCAAGATTTTTAGGATTGTAAATAACAAGTCCAGTAGAGTTAGTTCTAATTATTTCTGCGTCAGTAATATTTAAACCAAGTTCAGTACAAAGTTCTAATGCCTCGTCTAAATATTTATAACCTTTTAAACCAACTTTGATTTCTTTCATCTGGTCTAAAACAGATTTAATCCATTTGTGATGTGCAACAACAAATTGACCTTTTGCCTGTTTCCAAGTGATTAAGAAATTAAATTCTTGTTCAGTACACGCAATAGACCTATCTCTACAATAATCTCTACCAATTAAATCTAATTGATATTTCTCATTCCATTGTTTGCCATAACCTTTGTCATCATTACCAAGATAAGTATTATTGTTGTCAGTATATTTTGTTTTATGTGGGTTGTTGTCTTTACCCTCTTGTTCAATCAAAATATCTGGGTTGCAATCTTCTTGTGCTTTTAGTTCATCACGAAACAAAGCATAACCATATTCGTTATCATGTGAGTAAGATGAATTGCCATTACTTTTAGTATCAATGCTACCATTTAATCTAAAATCAAAATGTTTCTCAATGGTACTTGGAACAATCTTAACATTGTTATCATAATCTCGTTCCTCTTTCTCGCCCATATAATGAAAATGAAAGCAACTATCTTTTGCAATAGTAGAAACATTTTCAAACTTATTTTGTAAGTAGTATGCTTTCTCTACATCTTCATCTGTATAATGTCGTCTTACTATTTTTTCAGCAACTTTCCACGCATTGTCATTTAAGTCAACTTGTTGTGCTTTCAACTCGTCATACTTTTGTTTTTCTTGCGTGTCCTCTTGTTCAAGGTGTACTCGCATACGATTAGCAATCTTATTACGATACTCTTGATTTAGTCTTATTCTAGTCATTTTTCCTCTTTCTGTATTTGTTTGCATAAATGTTTTTTAACACTTGACAATAGGATTGTCAAGTATTATATTGGATATATGAAATTAGTTATGGCAACGATATCTATAATGGCAAAGCATGACATAAGCTAGTTTCGGGACAACTTCTGGTTGTATCTGAACTTCATCGGATTTAACTTATATAACCAGAACTAATCCCTGGTCCTTTAGCGGGCAGTGAATCGCTGGTATTTCTTCGCGTTGAAATATCTCGAACGGCGATAGGGCACCGACTAAAGGACTTGGGATTAGTCTATTAGTGCTGGCAAGACTGCAGAAGCGTCGGCGTGAAGAGGCTGGTCGCTCGCAGGCAGGACCGAAGTAATTCGGGACTGACTGCCTGGAGCCACAAGCTTCAAGCTTGACAGCTGGTCCCGGAGATGATAGGATGAATTTAGAAAGGAATAATTATGAATAAATATACAATCGCACAGGTACTCGCAGCCTGGGAGGCTGCATACGGTGAAGATATGACGACAGAATATCCGGGCTTCATACAACGCCTGACAGAAGAAGATGAGCAGAAGAATTGACAACCCAGTAATTTTAATAAATCATTGGCGCTGGCTGCAGGTTAACGGCACCAAGCAACAGGCCGCAAGCTGCAAGCTTCAAGCGGCAAGCTTGACAAGGAAGAATTATACTGTTATAGGAGAATCAAGGAGAAAGAAATTATGCAAACAAAAGAAGCGTTAAAAATTATAGGTGGTTCACTGTCCAAGCCTTCAAAGATGCCTGGATGGTCAATAGGTTTACCTGCCAAGGAATGCAAGACAGGCGGCAAGCTGCAAGCTGTTAAGGGCTCAGTCTGTTATGACTGTTACGCGCTCAAGGGCTGTTACGTTTTCAAGGTGGTCCAGGATGCACAGTACCGAAGACTGGCAGCCATCACAGGTCCACACTGGGTCCAGGCAATGGCGCATTTAATCAACAGCAAAAAACCAGATGTATTCAGATGGCACGATTCCGGAGATGTACAAGATTTAAATCACTTAAAAAAAATTTATGAAGTTTGCAGGTTAACACCTTCTAAGCGTCACTGGCTCCCGACTCGTGAAGCCTGGATAAAGGACCACCTGTTAGACAAGCCAGACAATTTAGTCATACGATTTAGCGCGCCCATGGTGAACCAGCGGGCGCCTGATTCGTGGCCCAACTCTTCAATGGTTGTGGACAAAGGTTTTCACACTTGCCCAGCTCCAGCTCAAGACAATGAATGCAGAGACTGTAGACAATGTTGGGATCCTAAAGTAAAAGTAATTTCATACGGTAAACATTAATGTTTAGACACCCAAAATATTATAAAGAATTACGCAAGCGTAATAAATCGGATCAGGCCATTAGCTTAATCAAACCCGACGGGGAAAATGAGAGCGTGCGTCCTGGTCCGGGCCTCAAGCGACAAGCTACAAGCGACAAGCCTCAAGCTCCAAGCGACTCGAACAGCAGGCCACAAGCTTCAAGCGACAAGCAACAAGCTTCAAGCTCCAAGCCACAAGCTTCAAGCTCCAAGATTTGATTACCACGAAAAAGTTTCACGGCACCTGAACCAAGGGCCTGGACG